CAAGCTGCGACAATTTGTCGCTTGACATTATGATAAATCCTATATATTCCTATACACGAGCTGCAAGGGAGCTAGTTTCTATAAGATCTGGTATAAGTCATGCGAAGCGTGCCTCCAGAGAGAAGCAGGCGGCAGCTCCTAACAACAGGAGAAAACATGAAAGAGAAAACAATCAAACCAGAATACCTTCCTGGTGGCGCGAAGCGGGAAGAAGCACGTGCGAACGCCGTGAAGTATCTACAGGCCCCAATCCCGGTGACGCAGCAAGCTCGCCACGAGTTCCTCACATCGGTCCTGAAGTTCACAGAAACCGAATACCTAGACATCTTAAACCAGGCAACCAGCGGATCTCTAGCAGAGTCTGCTTGGAATTAAACAGGCTGGCCCCTTCCAGGGGCCTAGCTTCCAGCCACCCGTATCAAGCAACAAGCTTCAAGCCTCAAGCTACAAGCTCTGGAATTTTTCGTAGATAGATTCAAGCGTCAAGCAACAAGCGTCAAGCTTCAAGCCGCAAGCTACAAGCTGCAAGCAGCGAGAGCCTTCATAAAGTTTATGAGACGAGTCTCTTTCAGAAGAAACTAGAATAAAAGTATTCTTAGGATGCCTCACATGAAAGCTAATTTGATGGGGTGAGAGCTTAACTAAATTACCTTTTGCAACCTTAAGCTCAACAGTAAAAAAGGTATGATTTTTATTATATGCCAATAGATCTGGTGTGCCAAAACCACTTAAATTTTCTAGCCTTGTGAACGATATTTCAGGCATAAATTTTTTAACTTTTTGCCAAAGTTTTCGTTCAGGTTTCAAGGTAGCTATACCTTCTTCATAACCTTACCCATTGTCCATCTTTCACGGTCTATTGTGATAACTAATCTATGAGTTTCTCGGTGTCCAATTAATTTATTTTCCATCAATTCAATGCCAACAACATCAAATAATTCTCCATTTGGTAAACAAACTTGAACACGTGCTTCTTTGGCAACTTCTGAATTTTTCAGAAACTTATCTAATGCCTGTCTTAATAACTTTCCTTTTAACATAATATTTTAATGGGGCTCAGTATCTGAAGGCATAATCAAACATCTTCTCGTAAGCCAGCCCCACTTGATTTATAATCAAAATTACCTTAAATGTCTAGTATGGGAGTACCAAAAAGATTAACAGAAATGCAAATGAAATTTGCATACGAATTAGTTACAAACGAAGGTAGAAAAACCGGAGCAGAATGTGCTATTGCTGCAGGGTATTCACCTGATGCTGCTATTGTATATGCAAGCAAATTACAAAACCCAAAAACATATCCATTGGTAGTACAATACATTGGAAAATTAAGATCGGAGTATCAAAAAAAATATGACGTTACATTTGAAAGACACATATCAGAACTTGCAAAACTCAGAGATGAATGCAGAGGAAACAAAGCTTGGTCTGCTGCAGTCAATGCTGAAGTTGCTAGAGGAAAAGCAGCCGGGTTGTACGTTGAACAAAAGATTATTAGGACCGGTAAGTTAGAAGATCTTACTGCAGAACAGTTAGAGGCTCGTATGAAAGAAATTATAAACGAGTACTCACCGATCCTAGAGGGTGTTGTATTAGATGATATTAAAAAGGAAGTTAAATCTAAACAAAAAGAAATTAACTATTCATCCTCATCTTCATCATCAAAATCGTCATCCGAATCAGAATCTGAATCACAATCGTGATTTTCTAATTCTTCAGCTTTTTCTCTGATGTTATCAATATCTTCTTGGATTCTGTCCAATATATCTTGGATAGATTCATTCTTTGGTTTTTTTGCCATTGAGTTTCTCCATTGATTTGATGTTGTTTGCGGGTATTACAGTACGATCACCGTATGTAATTTCGCCCAGATTGTCTATCTCATAGCTTGAGAAGATCCAAACATAATCTTTAGTTTGTCTATAAATAAAACCTATTGAAATACAATGACTTACATCCATCCTGTCAAATTCAAGATCAGTAGCCCATCCTGAATCACTACATATATCTTCCCAACTTATTTTATATAGTTCATAATTAAACTTCATAACTTCACCTAATAGAGTTCTATAGATTAAATGACTACTAGTACCCTCTCTTTAACTGAAAAATTCTGTAACTTTGTAACTTTATGCATTTTCTCTATATATACCAACTATTCTGGAGTTACAAAAAAGTTACAAAAGTTACATTTCGAGATAAAAGTATTTAAAATCAATGACTTAAAACGTAGAAGATTTTTTGCCATATTATTCATATAAATCAATAGGTTAGCAATAGTGTTGTATTTATGCAACAAATTTATCACCTTTAGAAAGATTTTCATGTGCCCAAAGAGCTTGTAGGTTTGTATAATGAAAGCATTTAGCCTGTTCTTCTGGTTTAGACAAATCAAAACTAGCACATGGTCGAATATGGTCTACATGCCATAAACCATGATTTTCTCTTGTCATTCCAGGTTTAAATGTTGATTCTAAATGTTTCCAAAGTTCTTCAATAGTGCAACCAACTACTTTTATAGTTGAATTTGATTTACTATGTCCTCTTAATACATCTTTTATTCTTACTCTTAAAATAGTTAATAATTTAAAATTTGGATCTTTTCTTCGTCTCTCTAAATATTTATTTGTTAATTGTTTTTTGTATTTTTCTCTGTATTTTTTAGAATTTATAGAATTTAATATTTTACCTTTTTCTGTTTTACGTCGTTCTCTTCTTTTAAAATTAATTCTGTCTTTATTTTTTAAATCTAATAATTTTTTTCTTTCTTTATTTAAAAAAGTCCACTGTCGTTTATATTCTTTTGGGTTTTCTTTAGAAGAAACTGTTATTAAATTATTATAATAACCTTTTCTTTTTCTTTTTATAACGCTCTCGTCGCTTGCTCCTAAGCACTTCAACGTTAGCCCAGTAATATTTACTATTGTGTTCATCTTTCTTCTTCTTATCATTATATGGCATTATTGTCCAGTCCCTTTTTTAACTGATAATAAGCATCAACTCTCTTTAAAGCCTCTGATTTAAAATCCCTAAACCTTTGTCCATTAATTATAAATCTTTGAAAAAATAGATCTGGTGTACATATAAGAATCACGATTTGTTCTATATTTGTATCGTAAATACAATCATGAGCTGTAGCATATAATGCACCCTGTAGATAATAATCTATAATCCATGAATCTTGTTTTGGTTTATTTGATTGTTTAAAGTCAATAATACTGTCTCTATTTTGATACACGCCACACAAATCTGTTTGCCCAGCATATAAATCTGGATAATATAGTACAACTTCATTGCCCCATATCTCTTGTAAATCACCAAATCCTTTGTCAATTATAGTTTGAGCCATGCTCCTCGCCTCTCGCCCCTCGTCGCTCAAATCTAGCAATCCTTGACCGTTTAAATGGTATTCTAAATAGGAATGCATTGCAGTTCCACGTGTAGCAGCTTTATTTTTAATTCTATCAGCTTCAACCTCGCCAACCCTTGCTTTCCATTTATTCAAAGACTCTCGTTTCTCGTTGCTCGCTGTAGCACCTAATATCGTGGTCACAGAAGGGAGTTTCTGAGCACCAATTTCATAGTGTCTTTCATCTTTTACCAAAGAGCGCATAGACTTTGGGTACTCGTATAGTTTATTCCATTTCATAATTATTCATAACAAATATTGATAAACAATTATTTTTTTCTAATAATTTATTACCAACTTTTTTAAAAGTTTTTATTAATTTTTCCCTATTTTTAATTTTAAACCATTCTGATGATCCAGAATATTCTGCATTATAAGTTGAATAAAATCTAAAAAAATAATGTAAATTTTTTTCAAGATTAAAACCGTTAGATGGAACATATTCAAAATAACATATATAATTCATTCCATAAGGATTATCAGTAAATTTTCCTCTATCTTCAACTTTTCTTTGTGTTGTTTTTCCTATTTTAAAATGCCCTGTTTTATAGGGTCTTGCTTCTTCTGCAAGATAAACTTTTATAGCAGACATTCCATAAAATGAATGTAAAGGCTGTAATTCTTTTACAACGCTAATAACTTTTCTATATTTTTTATTTTTTAAATCTTTACTTAAATGTTCAGAAGCAATTTCTAATAAAGAATTTAATTTATCCATATGTTTTATAAAAACTAAATCTAAACTTTCTCTTTTTTTAACTCTTAGTTCTTCAATATATTTTGCAACCAAAGGGTAAAGTTTTGGATTTTGTAATTTACTTGCGTAAACCACAGCTGCTTCAGGTGAATAACCTGCTTCAATAGCACATTGTGTTGCAGTTTTTTTACCCGCACTTTCAACAATATTTTCAACAAAATTTCTTTGTAATTCAGTTAATCTTTTATTTTGTCCCATTAATGTAATTTTTTAGTTTTTTCATAAATACGTTTTTCAAACATAGCACGCAATATTGTACGCGCTTCTTGTGGTGGAAGTCTTTTACGAATAATATGGTCCATTAATAGTTTTTCAAATTGTTTTCTATCTTTAGGTTTCATAAATTTCTTTCCGTAATAATCTCATACAAACGTTTTACCATATCAAATGTTATATCTTTTTTTCTTAAATTACATTCAACACAACAAAAAATAATATTATCAATACTATAAGTTTTAGAACTGTCTAAACGATCTATTGATAAATTTTTTACTTTATTTGCCCTTGATTTTCCTTTATCACTTTGGTTATTACGTCCATTTCCAGCAATATATCTATTAACTATATAAGTCCAAGGTTCTTTACAATAAAAACAATTTCTACCATGTTTTTCTACATATTCGTAAAAATGTTTTTTAATTTCTTCTTTTGTGCAATTTGGAATGATTCCTCTTTTTTCAATTCTACTTGGTTTAAAAATATCTTTAATTTTAATATTTAAAAATCCTTTTTCACTACTTCCATATCTGTATTCATTATCAGCTCTTTTTTCTAAATTTTTATATGGCATTATCTATTCACCGCAAACCAAATTAATATTGCAAGTAATACAAGTATTACAAAACTCATGTTTGATAACCACTCCATATTATTTTCCTGTTTATATCGTAGCCTGTCTTTAATTCTTTGTTTCTAGTATTAACGAAGATTGCATCCATTCCCATAATAACACCGTTTCCAGTATTAATTTCATCTAATGTTACAAATTCAAAACCTATTTGATGGAGATATCCAATAACTTTTCCAGCTGATGGAGCGCCAATGTTGTAGTTATGTGGTTGTAATTCAAGCCATAAATATTTTGAATTGTGAATGAAACCAGGTGAACCTTGAATGATATCAAGTTCAGCGCCTTGCACATCCATTTTAATTAAGTCAAATCGTTGTCCAGGAAGCAATGAATCTAATGTTACACATCGCCTTGTTGTTTTTTTAAATGGTACATTTGTATTTTCTTTATACATTCCATTACCATGATTATTTTGTTTATCATCACAAACATAATAATCGACTTCATCATTAGTTTTACCAACTAATGCTAGAATATAATGACCGGTCCTAATTAAATCATCAATATGATCTGCATTAGCTTCAATCATTAACTGTTTAACATTAGGAAAATGTTCTTTAAATTTCTTTGTCCATAAACCTTTGTGTGCACCAATATCTAACACACTATCAATTTGTATTTTATGAATTTTAAAAAATTCAAAGGGTTCAAGTTTATGAATCATTTATAAATAATGATAGTTAGAATTAATAGAAGCCAAGATATAATTATAACAAGGGCCCAAATATTAGGTTCGTGATTTCTTAAATCCATTTTTCTTTTTTTCCTTTCCAAAAGCATCATACTTCTTTTTGTATGCTGCAATTAATTTTCTTATCATTATTAAGTAATTAGCTTTAGTCATTGTAATTGCCCTGCATCATCAAGATCCTTAATGACATCATCTGTAATATCAACTTCACCTTGATTATTACAATAATCACAATCTATTGGTTGTTTTTTTCTATCATCATGGTTAAATGAATATACAAATCCATTACCATTACATTTTGGACATATTATTTTTCCACTCATGCTATTTTTACATCTGCAAATTTACGTTTACCATTGGTCGTATAATTCCAGATTATTCCTTTCTTAATTAAATCGTATCGTTTTAGTTTTTCAAAAGTTCTTTGTGGATCAAATCCAGCAAACTCACATAGTTGAATAAAATCTTCATTATAAATTTTACCCCACCATTTAGACTCTCGATGCTCGTCTCTCGACATTGCAATCGTGCATATGCCAAAAGTATCTTGTATCGCTTGCATAAACACTGCACGCCATAACTTTTGTTCTGGTGTTGCAGGTCTTTCGTCGGATTCTAAACTATTTAAGTTTACCATTAAGTTCTCTCGCTTTCTCGTTAACTAATGTTTTTACAACTTGACTTCTACTTAACTTAACATCACGTTTAAGTTTAGATTGAAGTTTAGTTACAGTTGCATAAGTGTCATTATCAACAGTTATGTTTTTGTATTTACTAAAGTCAGTCATTTTTACCTTTCTTGTTTGTTTCTTACTATATAGGATATTAATATAGCTTTGTCAAGTTATTGTTTTCTACCCTGACCTCTGTATTCTTTTCTACTATTGCGTTTATTAGGACGTTTTGCATGTCGTCCGGGACGTTTCTTATTGGTTTGTTGTATAAATTTACCGTTACCTACTGCGACTTTTCGTGCCATGTCTTTTTATAAAATCTTTATCTTCCTGATTAACTTTTAAATACTTTATATGTCCATTGATATATTGTCTAGTATCTTCACCACAATTTGTGCATCTATAATAGTCTTGTACAATTGCAACGAGAAATGCTTCTTCTTTACATTCAGGACAGATTCCAAGAACATTATCAATAAACATAGTTTTATCAAATTTTAATCGTTGCATTACATTACTGTGTATACGACTCTACCATTTAATTTCTGTGCTCTCAAATAAGATTTTCTATTACCAGAATCGTTATAACTGCAATGAATCCATCCAGAATTAGGGTCACTTGGAGTCCAAAATTCTAATATACATTGATCGTAATCAAGATTTTTTACAATCCAATCACTTACTTCTCTATTATGTATACCAAACAGTTCAAAATCAGCTGCCTGTCCTTTGGTATGTTGACTCCCGCTGCTCGATCCTATTGCCTCGCATAAAGCCGCTGATCTGTAGCCTGAAGATATTGATACAGGTATTTTAAAATGATTTCTAACAGGTTGAAGAATATTTTTACATAACAACATTAAATTAATAATGTGTTCTTCATTAGGTTCATTTGGAATACCAAGTCGTATTGCCTCTTGTGACTTTGTTAATTCATCCAATGTAAAATTTTCACTTAGCTTCATTTCTTAATTTACGTATTACTTCAATAACATGTTTTTCGTATTCTTTATTTGTAGAAAAATTATCTAAAGCTTTTGCCATTAGAATAGGATCTTTGTTTAATGTGATCTCTCTAATTTTTCTAAATTCTGCGTACGCTCTTTTCGTATTTAGAATTTCTATGTAATATCTAACAGATTCGCACTTGTTTTTAAAGACCCTGACACGCCATTCTATAGTATCTGGTTGTTTATGTGGTAACATACCCTCTTTTGACCATACCCGTATACCAAACAGATTGTGGCCTTCTCGTGCAAACCGAGATGTTCCGTAATTTGATTCAACAATTGCCTGTGCTATTATTAGTTCTGTGTTAACTCTTTGTCGTCTTGGGATATTGAAATTTAGATAATTGATGCAATGGGTGAGGGATGTAATGAATTCTTTGTTGTTTGAATACTCAAACCTCGGGACACCAAACCCGAGTTTTATGGCCCAGTTGACTGTATCAACTTGGACCTTCCTCTTGGCGGCGGGGTTGGGAAAGAATGTACCTAATACAAATGCTACTAGAGCTATGATCAAATACCTTATTATTGTAGTCTTTATTATCATGGCATTTACAGTGATTTAAGAGGCAGCATCCAACTGCTAGGTTGTTGATACAATTAGTCTTTTTTGACTTCATTAACTTGGTAAAACATATTATCAGTATCCTC